CGTGGTACGAGCCAGCGTCGTGCCTGACGACGTATAGGTTCCGATTCCGATCTCAAAGTCTGCACCATCCGTGCAGCAGTAATAGGTCGTGTTCCCGTTGCCAATCTGAGAGAAAGCCTCAAAACCAGTAACGGCACCAGCTAGTGTATAAGTGCCAGTGCCGGTGGTTGTAGTGGTCTCCTTCAAACGATCTTTGAGAACAAGTGCCATTTACTTCAACTCGATGGTTAGATTCCCCGCATTGATACGGAAGATATCACCCGATGCAATCGCCTTAGATGCGTCCAGCGCACCGACAAAAAGGATGTTACCGCTGGTAGCCGCGTCTGCGATGAAAGCATGTGTTACGGTATAGGTGGCCCCGCCGCTTGACGCAGCGAACTCTACGTTTGCGGCGTTCACCACTGTCTGCTGATCTGTCGAAGAAGAAGCCAGTGTCCAGCCTGCCGCGTTAACCTGCTGCCGCGCATAGTTGGAATCCTGCGTCGAGGTGTTTACCTCTGTCAGGGTTCCTGCTTCTGCATCTGATACAGCGGTGGCAAGACCCACATAGATGCTGTTGCCGGGTGAGGCAAAGCTAATTGCGTTGTTCTTGAACAAAAAGTTAAGCAACCGATGCTCAAGATATGTGGTTGCTGCGTTTGAGGTTGCCATGATCTACTCCTTATGTCCGTGGCATTCTAGGCAATCCCTGCCTGTAAGCGTCGTCGTTTTCACGAGCCTCAGCTAGGTCTTTTAGTCTGCCCAGACTCTCCGCGTATCGGCCCTCATACAACTGGATCAGATCTGTTTCACCCTTCATATATGTGTATGCCTCTATCAAACAGGCGTACAAAAGAGCGTTTGGCGCGTTGTCACTTAACCAACTATAACCCGAATCCGATCCTGATGTAAGGCTGGCCGGTCTGTAAAAGTAATGTAGCTCAACTGCATAGTTTGAGTTTGGCGTAGGGCCAAGAATAAAATTTCCCGTCACATTGCCGCTGGCATCAGCCTTCGCGTCAAATATGCCATAGTATTTTGGTAAGGCTGTAGCAGTTCTGTCGGGATATGCCTCTCTGATGAAGTTAACATCTTTCTCCAAGAGAAAGCCCTCAGAACCAGCGGTACTGATGAAGAATGAGAAGGGTGCCAAAAAATCAGATGGCATGGATATGTACTCATCTCCATTAGTTGTCGCAGATGTTGCGTTCTTTCTGAAGTTGTCCAGATCTACAGACTTGAGTATGCGCTCCTCAGCCGACCTGATGAACACAGGCAGATTTGTCACGAATGACGTTTCCGTGTTTTCAGTGAAATCCTGAATGGCTGTCTTGAGTTGCGCGTAAGTAAACGACATCAGGCTATCCTTACAATGGCATTGTTCGCATCACCCGTTGGGAATGTGATTGTAAAGTTAGAACTACTTGACGCTTGATCGGAGCCAAAGTCAAACACAGCAACTGCCTTGTTTGAGTCGGTGCTGTTGTATATCAAGCATCCACGAGCCGTGATTGTAGAGTTTGAGAACGTCACATCATTGAAGTCAATGTATGCTGTTGTGCCGCTGGTGGTTGGGGCTACGGCAGTCAGGGTTGCCCCGCCTGCACTATATCCGGTCCCGCTTACCTCGTTGTTTGTGCTGTACGCAGTGGTGGATGCGCCAAGCGTTGCACTGCTGGTGTAGAGCGCGACCTTGAATGTATCGCCCCCGCCTGCAAAGTTGTGTACGCCTTCAAGAAGTTCTTTCTTAAAACTCGTACAGACTGCTGTTGTGATAGCCATTTTCTTCTCCTACGGCGTGTTTGCAGTTCCGCCCATGCCACTATGTTGTGTGCAGTAATAATACAAAGTGGGAGCGCCAACTGCCACTGTGATCTGTGTATACGCCCCAGCGTTACCCGGCACACCATTGGTTGTCACTCCCGTAGTGTACTCGCTACCGCCAGCATGTGTGCCGTTAGATGTTGTAGAGAATCTAAGGGGGTGACCAGAGTTGGTGTTATCAGACTGATCGAATCTATATGTGCTTCCCTCACTGAGGTTGACGGTCGCTTGCCGAACACTATCGATGTAATACTTGTTTGCCCCATAGTAGGACGCCACAGTGACTGCATACGTTGTAACGCCTGCGCTTACAGAGATGCTTCCAAGCGAAACGGTGGATGATACGCCAGTGAGAGAGACGTTTACAGCTATAGAGCCTTGAGCCGATATGGTCCCCAAAGACACAGTTGCCGAAACACTCGGCAGGGTTACGCTAATTGGCTGAACGGTGGTTGTGCCACTGGTGGTGACCACGCCTGCAAAAGCGTTCATTATTGGAATCGGTATCGACTCAACAGTTTCAAGATTGAAGGTGGGGAACCTTATATCCACACCCTCTATCTTGCTTTCTGGCCTTGGTTCCCTCAACGATTGAGGGTCATCGACCCTGACCCTTCCCAGAAAGTTCTGAGGGTGATCAGGATCGACAACATCAAAGCCAACCTTGAGGCCGGTCTTTACGCCATTTTGATACTCGTCAACAAGCTGATCCAGAGAATATCTGAACCCTGTCCTGTCGCAGAAACCAAATGCGTATTTGCCTCTGGCGTTAGTCATCATTTGTACCCGCATACAAATTGTCGAAGATCTGAGTCGTGTCCAAGGTGTAGTCCAGATCAGACTTTGAGTAATGCACATATTGGGAAGGGAGGAAGTCGGGCGCACCCTCTCCCGTCTCAAACCATGCAGGATGCGTTACTCTCACCCTGTTGTTTGGCAGAGCCACAATATTGCCTGTCCACTTTCCAGCGTCCAAAAGCTCAAGAACATGGCTCTGCTTGTGTTGTGCGGGATCATCCGCGATCTCACTGTCTGTATAATCGACAGTGAAATAGTATTTTGCTGGGTAGAACTCGCCATCAACTTTGGCAAGCCACGGGCAGGGCGTGGCCCTGTCCATGACATACACCGAGTGATTTCTAGACGAACAGTCCCATGGCTGTGCTGCATGCACAGGCATTGGCTCAGGCCACTCTTCAAACAAAGTGTCCCCAGTTAGCGCAGTAATAGGCATCCTAGCCCACATGGCACCACCATGCACATTCTGGCCGCCTTCATCATCGACCTCACAGCCGGTGAATATCATCTGAAAGCTCAGACAACGGTTCGGAATTGTAGTTACTGCGATTGCCATAGCATGCAAAAACTCACCATGATACGCGCTGTGATTATGGGTATACTCACGGCGCACCCAACATTTGAAGTGGGGTATATTGCTCTGTAGATACGGCATTAACCGGCTCTGCCAAACCTCTTACCCCGTGTCGCCGCCCCGGTTCCCCGTGCAACGCCACCCTTAGACATTCCCTTTTTCTTCATCATACCGCCCATGGCCTTTCTGCCTGTGCGGCGGCTGACCTTTGGCTTCGCTGGCTTCGGTGTCGGCATCATCACAGGCTTCTTCTTAGCAGCCCCACGACGCGCACGAGCCTTGGCCATTGCTGTGGCTGTGCCGTCCTTGGACGCCTTGACCTTGGCTGCCTTGGTGGGTGACGCGGTTGTCCTTGTTTGCGCCCTCATGCCGCTTGTAGCAGCCTTCTGAGTCCCTTTGTCCTTGGCACGCAGCATGTTCATCTGCGTCTTGGACAGGCCAGCATATGGGTTCTTGGAGACAGCCCCAGAGCCACCCGGCTTCATCGTGTATGGAATCTTGATGCTCTGGCCAACACGAATCATGTTTGCGTTCTTGATGCCGGGATTTGCATCAAGCAGAGCTTTGAGCGTCAAGCCCTTCGACTTTGCAATCTGAGACAGAGTATCGCCAGACTTGACCTTTACAGACCCACCCTTGGCATAACCCTTCTTCTTCATACCGCCTTTTTTCATGCCCTTTTTCTTCATAGCCCCGCCCTTGGCGTAGCCTTTTTTCTTCATCATGCCACCTTTGGCCATCTTGCCTTTGCCGTCAGCAGCGAAGAACGGAACCTTCTGGCCCTTTTCATTGGTAACCATCTTGAGCTTTCCGCCCTTGGCCATACCCTTTGATTTCATGGCACCGCCACGGCGCATGCCCTTCTTCTTCATAACGCCACCCTTGGCCATTTCTGGGTCAGGCTTGTTTTTTGATGTGGCTGGCTTCGCCCTTCTTCCCGGCATGGGCCTGCCCTTGTTCCTTCCTTTTAGATTTTTTCTAGCTTCAATTCTAATAGGCATATCACCCTCCTGCGTAGAATGTGTTGTATGGCACGAACTTGATAGATGATGAGTCTGTGTCCTCGTTTGCCGCTAGTT